GCCGTGATTATCGTAGGTATCAAGTCTATTTTCAGAATAAACAAATGGTATGACCGATTCTAATCCTTGATGAAAGGTAATAAACACAGCACGTTCATCTGGAGTAAGTTTATCTTTCAGAACAGGTTGAATCCATGTTTCATATAATTTCATTTTAAACTGAAAATGATCTGGAATACGATCTCCTACCATTTGCATTTTTTGATCTGCAGTAAGCAGATCGGTAGGAAAATGAATGGTCCAGTTTCTGGTACGAGGAAAGTCTTTTATGAATTGAAAATCGGGATGTTTATCAGTATGAACACTGTTATAATTTTGAGTTATGAATGTTCTTGCACACAATGCATTTTTACTTAGAAAAGAAGAATAGTATGGATTGGTTTCATCACGATTAAATAATAAATCAATTGCATTTCTATCATCCATATGAGTCCTGCCATTTTTATGTGTTTTACGTAGCAATGCATAGGCCTCGGGTTGAAACGTAGATTCATCATCTTCATTAATGATCGTTCCAATTTCTCCAATTCTTTCCTCATAGGGGTCTTTAGGCTCAACCACATTTTTGGAAGGAGGTATTACCGCAGCTGCCTGCGAGGCTTCCTCTACCACGTGAATGACCGCATCAGGATCCAACGAATCTTTTTCCATATCTATCACTGCTTGGTCTGCCTCTTTTCTTGCCTTTTGTATGATCTCTACCATAGGATCAATGACACGAACAGGAAGAACAGGTCGCGGAACAGTTAGTCCCCACCCTTCTGCAATCTTATCTAACTGTTCAGGTTTGGATTCTACACTAACCACATCTGCATCCGCTTTGTATTTTTCAAGGTAGGTTTTCGCATAGGCTCCATGTACACCTCCACGAGCAAGATATTCTTGAATGAGCTTTTTCGTGTCTCTCCATTTAATGTACCATTCAGGCTTCCAGGAAGTGCGTTTATCTTTTTCAGATTGTTGGATGAGATTGTTCACATTATTCAATGCGATTCCTGTTTCTGCTTGATCCACTCCCATCATGGCACCATCTGCATTTTGCCATGCATGTTGTAGATCGGTTTCTAGTTGTGTATACTGTGTATCCATCCATGTGGTCAGTTTAGAACGTACCTCATTTTCATCTGTCGCATATTGCTTTTCCGCATTCTCTCGCTCCTCCTTCGACTCTTCTACTTTTTTCTCTAAGTCTTCAATCAATTTCTCCTTTTCTTCCATCATTCTTTGAATCGACTCAATAATGGATTGTTTTGCCTCATCATGCTTTCCTTGATTGAACTGTTGTAGACGCTTAACATCATCCGAATAGACAATACCAGATGGATCATTTTGCACAGGTTGAACAAGCTTTATTTTTGCTAATTTTCGAGCGTCTTCCAATGATGCGACTAAGGATTGTATAGCAGACTGTTCCTTGGCTAGTCGTAATGTAGCTTCTGCTTCTTTGATCTTCTTCTGTGCAATGTATCCATTTGGATCGGTTGCTGGATCAATGGGAGGTTCTACTTTTTCAACGGATGCAGTAGGTTCTAATGTCATTATGGCTGCCATGGCAATCTTCACAGCATCTTCTTCGGTAAGCTCGGACTCTTCTTCTTTTTCCACTGATCCAATGGGAATAGGAATGGATTCCGAATTGTGAATGGCAGCAACCGCAGAAATGGCAGCCGTTTGGAAGGGATCTTCTGGTTTATCAGCATCTGGTTTTCCTTCTTCAGATGTTTCCTCAATTGTGATAGAAGGTATCATAGACGCCATGGCGATTCTGGCATAATCCTCTTCAGAAAGGGGATCGACTTCTTGTTCTTCGTCGTTGTTTTCTCCTTCCGCGTCTTTCGCTAATAGATCAGAAGCCAATGCACGTGCTTTTCGATACTCCTCCTCTTGTAATGCAGCAAGTCTGGCCTTTGCATCCTCCTCTTCTTCGCGTAATTTCTTCGCTTCGCTAGATTCTTCTTCCTCTGCTTCACTTTGTTGGATTGCACTTGCCAACTTGTCTTCCGCTCCATTCTGAAGTGATTTGGCAGCATTCAACGCAGCCCGATCCGCTTCATCGAATATATTCATCGAGAAGGCAAGAGATGTTTTGAGTTCGAGTGCCAAGGTATGAATGACTCGGCGAATCGGTTCACAATGGGTCAAGGATCCAAGTGATGAATTAAGATTGCATTTTCCATCATAAATCGCTTTTAAAACATCATACTCTTGTTGAATACCGCTCAGTCCATCACGATCTCCTAGCTGATATAACTCTTCTAGACCGAGAGACTCAAGAATGTTGTATTCAGGAGATCCCTTTTTGTATGGTCCTGCTTTCTGTCTTTCCTTGGGTTCAATTGGAGGTTTTTCTAGCGTATAGGATTCTCCAAGATGCGTTATGATTCTCTGTCCACCTTTGAACCCACCAGAGCGAGGATAAATCGGTGCTTTTGCATAGGGAAGCATTGAGTTGCCAGTTTTGGTTTGCACAAATCCACCATCGCCACCGCTCATGGCATGAATGGTTCCACCTGCCAAAGGCAATAGGGTCCCGTCTCCACCGCCATGCATGGCCTGAATCGTTCCACCTGCAGCGGGTAGTAAGGTTCCTGCGGTGTGAATGGTTCCATCACCGCCACCTCCATGCATGGCGTGGATCATGCCACCTGCGGCGGGTAATAAGGTTCCGCTCGTTGGAATGGACATTCTATCCATACAATAGTTTAAAATGATACGAAAAATACGATAAAGCACCTAAGAGGGTTCGGCGTATCCGCCAATAGGTATGGATAGCTATACATCAGATCCGCAAACTCGTCGTCGTAAGATTGAATGCAAGCCCGAGCTTGTCATTTCGAGTCTACAGCGATTCTATGCAAGTCAACCGGAAATTGATAAAGTGTTGACCTATCTGAACGGTGAGGCACCGCTGAGTCTTCGAATCATTGATTGGTTTGTCACCAAATACAGTCGAAAGAACTTTGTTCGGTATCCATTGAACGGCCACGAGTTCTTAGTCTATCTGAGTTATAAGGGCCAGCTCAAGGCGTATTCGAAACAGTATTTTGATCCGAATTGCCGCCGTGAACGCATTATGTTTACGATTCCAAACAACGAGGCATTCATGACTACGATTGGAAAGCTGAATTTTTTTCGATGGGCACTGGAGTCCAACATTTTAGAGTACATGGAAGCCCATGAGGAAGAGATCCGCAAGGGGTACAATGAGTATTTGAAGGAAACGGTGCAAACTCAGAAGCGAAACAAGAGTGAAACGCTGTCGTCCACCACATCGGATGAGGCGGAGCCTATAACAAAGATCGCAGTGAATCCTGCGAGAACCACACGTCGTCGTACCAAACAATCGCCGTCATCACTTAATAAGCTACAGGTGTATACCACGCCGATTGAGCTCGATTTCTCTTAGGCCGCTGAACATTAAAATGATTCAGCGGCCTAAGCATTTAAATCAAATACACAAAGAATCCAATAAATGGCTGGTCGATGGAGAAAGATTGAATGGAATGGGTTTGGGTCCAACCCAACAGGACTTCATACGAAGAAGGACTTTTTAGAAAGAGCACATCATCATTATTATGATCGGATCTATTATCGTTGTCGAGGGGATCGAGAAATACCTCATGGAAAGATTAAAAAAGATGATCTGGAGGCATGGATGGCTGCGTTAGGAGCACATTGGGTATGATCTTATTTTTTAGATTCGTTCGGTTTATTGATATAAAACAGACGAATGTCGTCCATTTTCGGCCGTAATTCTTCTGCCGCCTTTGCTTGTTGAACGGCTACAGTAGGATCAAGCCATCGATTATCAAATTGGCGTTGAAGCAATCGGTCGGATTCTTTTTGAAATCCCGTGTTTTTATCTTCATATACACTGGCTTTCAATTCACGTGTCATGTTTCTTGCATCCGAAGTGGTATCATACTTGTCAAAGAATGAATTTTCTACCCCTCGTTCACCTGACGCGTCGTACCGTGGCTGAGCTCGATAACTATGTTCGGTAAAACGGCTGCTATTGGGCAACATGTCATAGAAGGGGGCCTGCTGATTGACATCCGGACGGTTCGTGGTTCCATACTTACCATTTGTCTGCCAATGTTCGAATTGGCGTACATTAATTGCGTCAATCGTATTGGTTTCACGCCGTGTTCGTCCAATGAAATGAGGAAGGGGGAAGGCAGCAATCGCCGATGAAGTACGTGAATCAGGATAAGCTGGCTGAGTCATTTAAAGTACCTACTTACTAGTCATGTAAAGATGTTTATTCTTCCCTTTATTCACAAGAAAACAACCATACGAGGAACACCCGTCTCGATTTTTCATTTATTATTGATGGGGTCTTCCTTGTGGGAAGAGGAGGATCATCTCGATTTAATATATGATATTATGGAACCGAATGGTCTAGTATTAACAGGTTCCCCTATTTACCAGAATGGTGTCTATTATTGTCCAATGGACCCGAATACCAAGTTGAATGATTATTATCGATGGGATGAAATTCCGCTAAACAGCACGGATACATTTTGTTGGAAAACGATTTATATCATGGGAGAGGAATCAAAGTGGTTGCCGGTTCCTAATGAGGAGACCCTCGGACCTCTCATGGTTCGTGATGTCATTCCGATTCTTGCGTCCATCTAAACCCTCGCCGCGATAGATAAAGTAGATATGGATGGTGGTAAAGCAGATCGGCATCTTACGCTTAAAAAAAGTGCGGACACGGATCCACCGCAATCGTTGAGTTCGTTATTGGAAGATAGTGCACGGGAGGCTTATGCACGCCCGTGGCATCGAATTGAGCGTGGTCTACGTTTGAATCGCCTACGTTTGTTCATTGAAGACGTTGCCAAGCAGTATGACATGACAAAGGAAGAGAAAGAGGGATTTTTCGTGTTTCTTCAGAAATCTCTAGATAAGAAATTGTTGAATACGATTAAAGTGGTTCAGTATGATCCTGAAACACAGCGTATTCAGACCATCAAGGGGCTAGAGATGAAACGTAGTGTAGAGGGTATATTGAAATGGGGATTTAGTGTAAAGAAGGTAAAACCAGATGGAACACGAAAGAAGAAGAAGGATGATGCACCGTCGGTTTCCACAATCGAAACCGCAAAAATTGAGGAATGAAATGAGGTATGAAATAGATACGAATGAAATTCAAAGAGAAACTACGTGATGTCATAACACTCTGGATGAATTGGTTGCCTGATCCAGAAGATGAAGTACAATTGGAACAATGGATGATTGCGGCGGAAACGATTGCGGATTCGGTTGACTGGTCGGATCAAGAAGATCGATACATTGATCTTATACTGGATAAGTATGAAGATCAATGGAAAAAGGCGATTATGTATCATAGAAATCAAGGTTCATCGAATCGACCCACGAGAGAAACACTTGACGCGTTGCTAAACCAGAAACAGACGGAACAGCGAACGCAAGAGTGGTATGATCAAATGGCGACGATTCTATCCGCGAGTGAACTGGGAAATCTGTTTGCATCGGCGAGACAGCGTGCCATCATGGTGGTATCCAAAACCAAACCCCCACCCGCTCGATACCAGAATCTTGCTGTTTCTTCAAACCGTATGAATCCATTTGATTGGGGAATTCGATTTGAACCGGTCGTGAAACAGATTTATGAGCATAAATATGGGGCGATCGTGAAAGAGTTGGGGCGTCTGCGTCATCCCACCGATCCTCGTTGCATGGCCTCGCCCGATGGTCTTGTCTATGAGTCAGTCTATCCACAGCGTGTCGGGCGTCTGGTAGAGATCAAATGCCCCGTGACGAGAGAAATCGACGGAACGGTTCCCAAAGATTATTATGCACAGATGCAAATGCAATTACAGGTATCTGGACTATACGAATGTGATTATATCGAGGCAGTATTCTCGTCTCCCTACAATCAAATGCAACTCAAACAAGGCCCATGTTTGTACGATGGGGTCATTGCATTGGTTCAGAAAGTCGATCACGAATTCTACTATATTTATGGGCCCCTGCATGCATTGGATTGGAATCCACCCATAAAAGAGGAAGAAGAGGTCGTGGAGCTCATTCCGTGGAGACTGTATCAATGGGATGAGCAGGTTGTTATGCGAAATGACGAATGGTGGAAAGGACTTCAGCCGATGATTGATGCATTCTGGGAGGATGTAGAAAAGGCAAAGCGGAATGAGTTTGTGGTTCCTGATTCGACACGGGCTCCTCGTGCAAAAAAGCAAGATTCGTGTATGATTCAATTTCATAAGCTGGATGAAGATGGAAATCACTTCTCCTGATAGAAATTAAGGGTTAGATCCTGGTTCCATCCTGTGCAACTATCTGGGTAGTTCCGTTTATAATTGTTGGTCATTTGACGGAAGTTGCCTGTTTTTTCCATGGTTCTTTCAAAATCGGTCTTATAACAGGATTGGCTGGAAATTGATTTCTTATCACGCGAAGGTGCCATGATATCGTTTAAAAGGTTGTAAGGTTGACGGTTATCGATATTCGCTGGGCTGGGTCCATTGGGAGGATAGGAAAGAACAGCAGTGTCGGGCTCCTTTACATCCGCTAATGGAGAAGGCTGGCTTTCAAATCCCTCCTGTTTCTTATAAAATGAATACGCCATGATGATAAGGGCCAAACATAAGCCGACGATCTTTAGATTAGAAAGGCTAACTAGTTTCATGACTCTACTACTTGCGTTTTTGTTAAAAATTTGATCCGATTCGGGTTAATCAAAATGGCATACCGCGGATCAAATCATCATTCCGGAAACATGTCCATGATTAGTATGAACGTTGTCAAGCGCAATGGCGGATTGGAGCCTGTCTCATTTGACAAGGTTCTCACCCGTATTCAGACGGCGGCGCAGGGCCTGGAAGTGAATCCGACACTGATTGCTCAGCGTACGCTTCTTCGCATTTACGATGGGGTGAAGACCTCGGAACTGGATGAACTCGCTGCTCAGCTCTCGATTTCGCTCATGACTACGAATCTCGATTATGGAACCCTGGCAGCCCGGATTGCCATTTCCAATCATCATAAAAATACATCGGACAAGTTCACAGACGTGGTGTTTGAACTCTCCAAGCAACCCGTAGAAAAAACCGGCGAAATTGTGAGCAATGTCTCACAGGAACTCGTAGAACTCTGTCAGAAATACGGCGATCACATCAATGCGAAAATCGACTATGAACGCGATTATTTATTTGACTATTTCGGATTCAAGACCCTGGAAAAATTACAATACTTGCTTCGCAATACAAAGGGTAAGACGTTGGAACGCCCTCAACACCTGATCATGCGTGTTTCCCTGGCTCTTTGGGGGGCCAAGGATTTGGATCAGGCGTTTGAGACCTATGACATGCTGAGTCAGAAGCTGTTCATTCACGCGACGCCGACCAACTTTAATGCAGGAACACCGCGTCAACAGCTCAGCTCGTGTTTCCTGATCGCCATGAAGTCGGATTCCATTGTGGGAATCTATGATACGCTGAAGGATTGCGCCATGATCAGCAAGCATGCGGGTGGAATCGGGTTGCACATTCATAACATTCGTGCAAAGGGATCGTTGATCAAAGGAACGAATGGAACCAGTAATGGTATTGTTCCGATGCTTCGCAACTTTAATGATACCGCACGCTATGTTGACCAAGGAGGAGGCAAGCGCAACGGCTCCTTTGCGATCTATTTGGAGCCGTGGCACGCGGACGTCGAGGACTTCTTGAAGTTGAAGTTGAATACGGGATCGGAGGAGGAACGTTGCCGTGATTTGTTCTATGCACTCTGGATTCCTGATTTATTCATGGAGCGTGTGGAAAAGAATGAGCCGTGGACGCTATTCTGCCCTTCGGAGGCTCCTGGATTGGCGGACGTGCATGGCGACGAGTTCCGTGCGTTGTATGAGAAGTACGAGAAAGAGGGTCGTGGCCGTAAACAGGTGGATGCCCAGAAATTGTGGTTCAAAGTACTGGATTCTCAGATTGAGACGGGAACGCCCTATTTGCTGTACAAGGATGCAGCGAACCAGAAGTCGAATCAAAAGAACCTGGGTACCATTAAATCATCCAATCTCTGTGTCGAAATTTTAGAATATAGCAGTCCTGACGAGACCGCGGTGTGCAATCTGGCATCTCTCGCACTCCCGAGCTATATCGAAAACAACACATTCAATTATGCCAAGCTGAGACAAGTGGTCAAGGTAGCCATTCGGAATCTGAATCAGGTGATTGATATCAATTACTATCCGACACCTGAAACCAAGAACTCTAACATGCGTCATCGCCCGGTTGGATTGGGTGTTCAGGGTCTGGCAGACGTCTTTGCACTGATGCGTGCACCGTGGGAATCGGAGGAGGCAGCGGAAATCAATCAGCGTATCTTTGAGCACATTTACTTTGCAGCGGTGGAGTCGTCGTGCGAGATTGCACAAGGAGGTACTCCCTATTCAACCTTTGAGGGATCTCCGATGTCAAAGGGGATCTTTCAGTATGATATGTGGACTGCAAATGGTGAACCGGTTGTTCCGTTGACACAGAAGGATGGAACGCTAGATTGGGAATCGCTAAAGGCGAAAGTGAAGAAGTATGGTGTGCGTAATTCGCTTCTGATTGCACCGATGCCCACTGCGTCCACTTCTCAGATTCTGGGATTCAATGAATGCTTCGAGCCATTTACGAGCAATATTTACACCCGTCGAACCCTGGCAGGCGAGTTCATTGTCATTAACAAGTATTTGATGCGTGATCTGGAGAAACTGGGTTTATGGAGCGAGATGATGAAGCAGCAGATTATTGCACGCAACGGATCCATTCAGGGCATTGATCAAATTCCAGAGCACATTCAGAAGTTGTATAAGACATCATGGGAGATCAAGCAGAAGACTCTGATTGATATGGCGGCGGCACGTGGTGCTTTCATTTGCCAGTCGCAGAGTTTGAACTTGTTTGTGGCGGATCCAAATTATGCGAAGCTGACATCAATGCACTTTTACGCATGGAAGAAGGGTCTGAAGACGGGTCTGTATTATTTGAGAACGCGAGCACCGGTCATGGCACAGAAATTCACGATTGATCCCGAGTTGCAACGAGAGGCGGCCAAATCGGAACAAATGAGACTGATTCGTAAGAATGCGACGGAAGAGGAATGCACAATGTGTAGCTCTTAAAGTAGGATGCGAAAGAACATCGATCAAATACGAAAACAAATTACATCGGCTCTTTCCGATCGAAACATCATTCATCATTTGAAAGAATCGACGGAAGGAATCATTAGCGTGTTTCATGCAATAGGAACAAAGGATAAGGAACAATGGGCAACGCATGTACCTGGTCTCACTTCCACGGAACAACAACAGTTTACGGAAGCGTTTCGGAATCATTTGGATCCGATTCGTTCTTTTTTTAATCCACCTATGAGTCATCCACCTATGAGTCATCCACCTATGAGTCATCCACCTATGAGTCATCCACCTATGAGGGGTGGCCAAGCTGCTGCTACATCGCAGGATACTTCGTCAGAACCAACGTTTGCAGAACAGGCAAATATGTCTGAGGAAGAAGTTCAGTCGAAATTAGAACAATCTACTGGAAAGTCATCCGATCCAACATCCAACCCAGAAACGATGACTGGACTTGATAATGTATACGCCAAGGTTATGCAGCGAATTGGACAAGTGAATTCAGCAGTAGATGGATATGCCTCGCAGTATGGAATTCTGAAATTAGAAAAACAATATGATATGGATCATGATATTCGATTGGTCCCGGATCCTGTCATTCTCTTTCTGGAACCAGTAACGGGCCCTGCAGGTGCAGTTTTTCTTAAAAAGCTGAAAGTATCCTTTCGAACGATTGTATTTATAGTGTACTTGATATTGGATATTGCACGCATTACTGCGGCTGTCGCAGGAAACGATTACAATCGTAAAGTATTATCGGTTATGGTATCCTTGCTGGAATTACTGAGAGGCGATTGGAAGAAAGCGATGATGTCTTTTATGGGATATTATGGAATGACACCACTTTTGATTGGACAACAGGTAAAAATCTTTCTTACGTTATTTCGTATGTTATCTCCCACACTTCAGGAAACATTCATCTATGGTGCATTCGATACAACCAAGTCGTTTTTTATTGGATTATTGTTGACGATTTTCCAAATAACGGCCCCAGAAGAAGTTCGTGCGCCGTTAATTGGAATACTAGAGAAAATTGCAAGAAAAAAGGCGGAAATTGATGGAATTCTGATTGATGCGGATTTATCCGCACGAGCAGATCATTTTGCACCGACGTTTGAGGATTTTAATAACATCCAATCGTTAATGGATGATCCAGAATTTATCTGTTCAACAGAATATGAAAAATTAATTGAAATCATTAACACAACATCCATTATTAATATGATTTTGCAGATTCTTCGAATTCCAGTCACCAAAGAGTTTCGAGCCTATCGTTGTGGAACAAAACCAAGTAAACCATTTATTACCTTGTTGGTGGATCAATCCAAGAAGAATAAGGAAAAAGAAAAACTGGCAGAACCGATTTCAGGTGAGAATACCCAAATGCCGATTTCTGCGGGCCAGGGTGATAGTACTGCACCTGTAGCAGAGGAAACACCTCAGGAAGAAACACCTCAGGAAGAAAAGCCTCAGGAAGAAAAGCCTCAGGAAGAAAAGCCTCAGGAAGAAAAGCCTCAGGAGGAAGCAGCAGAAGAACTTATAGCTCCCATCGGTTCTGAGCAGGAGAAACTAGCCGAAACAGTAGAAGCACCTACTGCATTGCATGCTCCCATCGGTTCTGAACAAGAGAAGCCAGAAGAGAAACCAGCAACGCTACATGCTCCCATCGGTTCTGCACAGACAACAAAGGGTGGACGTCGTCTAACCAAGAAACGGCGTATACGCGCCTCTAGCTCATTGTAATGCGTATACGTGCCTCTAGCTCATTGTAATGCGTATACGCGCCTCTAGCTCATTGTAATGCGTACACGCGCCTCTAGCTCATTGTAAATCGTTTTTAGCGTTTTTTAGAACGTGTATCTTCTTCAATCTGAACACCTGCGAGGCCATGGACGAACACCAAATATTCTTTCGGGAATCCCCAGAAACATGACGGTTTCTGATCAGTAGGAGGAATGCGGCGACTGGACTGATTCTGTCCATGTGAAAAAGCGACAATGATTTGTTGTGGAGGGATCTCAAGAACTTGATCTTCACGACCTTCAATCCAATTTTCTCCCTCTGCCAAGGAGATATGTGGAAACGGCCTCTCCTCCCACGCTGACTTGCGAAAAGTCAGGGTTGCCTCAGAAATACGCTGGGAGAATGGAATATCAAAGGGTGGAACATTTACTGCACTGATACCCGTCTTCAAATCGTACAAGGCCAGCGTCGTGCAACAGGCAATGTTGTGTTCTGTCTTACCCCGCTTAACACCCTTGTTGAGCCATGCCACGCGGCGGCGAAACGAAGTTGGCGGATAATGATCGTCGTCGTCCATAAATAGAATCAACTCATGGGTTGCTTCACGAATTGCACAGTTTCGCTTCTCACCAATCGACATTTTACCATGAATCGGCATGTATTTAATCTTCATCTTAGGAACTTGCAACTGGAAATTCATAATGAGATCTCCCACCAAATGCGGGGTTTGTTCATTATCTTCAATTACGATCCATTCGATCTTGTCTTGAGGATAATCAGTTGCCAGCAAGTTATGAAAGGCAATCTCAATCAATCGTTTACGATTATACGTTGGTGTAATAATACTAATCGGCGGACAGTCTTCTACCTGAAGGAGAGGAGGGCAATGAACAACTCCTTTAGAAGGACGCCGTGTTAAAACTTGTTCCTGTAAGGAATGAAATAGAGGTAGGGTAGCAGCACATAGTGCGTCAAAACGCTTTGAAGCCGCTTGTTGACGGGAAGAACGAATCGCGGACATATCTGCATTCTTGAATTGTGTAAAGGCCGATTCCAAGTCTTGACGCAGGGCAGCAGAAGGACGAGCCAGTGCATAGCGTGTTTTTTCTGATTCTTGGTGATCGTTAGAGATCCAGGCAATACCTGTCCAATCTCGATACATCGATGTGAAGGCAGGAAGTGCATTCATGATAGCAAAAGATCCTGCGACTTCCGCATTCGCAGCGGCATATCCAAACGCTTCACCACTGCTGAGAATCAGATGTCCACGATAATTGGTCATGATCTTATGACGAGTCGAAACGGATAGATCCTGACAAACGACCTGTATTGTGTCAGAACATAATGCATTCAAGGAACCTGCAAAGTCTTGGCGGCTGGTATACACTGTAAGCGGTGGATCCGTTGATTTCCACGATGGAAGAACAGCCTTAATATATTCGAATTTGCTTGTGGATGCACCCAGAAAACAAACAAACCCTGCTCCGCGCCCCTCATACAAATACGAGGACTGAATGTCCTTGACCTGCCATGCCGCACACCATGGAAGATAATGGAGATGAGATGCGGAAATACCTTTCTGAACAAGCTCTGTTTGAAATCGTTCGAGAGATACCGGATCGCGAAACAATAATGCATCAAATGCATGTATATACGCATCATAAGCGTACACCCACTGTTCGGGGTTGACAAGAATGATATTGGTATGAGCCCAAGGAATTGCTGCATAAATAGGGATTTCCAAATGAATTTGAATATCACAATGGATCAATGGTTCACGCATATCCAGAAGTTTGGGTTTCTGAATGGTCTGTCCGATGGATTTCGATAATGAAATAAGAAGGCGTTCGATCACCCTAACATCATCGGCGAGACCATAGGTGTTGCTCTTATTGTAAATAATATGGACAGTCAATGGTGCAGGCATATGTAGTATAAGAGAAGACAAATCTTTTAAGTGGTATGGATAGGATGACGGCTCAGGAAGTCCGCGATCTTGGCTACCTTGCGTGGCGAGATCCCTGGGCGTGGATGGAAACTATGAAAGGTAAACGCTGGGAAAAATTAATTGAAAGTGAAAAACGCAATTTTCATGAATTATCTTCACAGCCCCGTGTGGTACGATCTGCCCGACAGATGCAGGAGGAAATTCGAAGTGCGGTTCAATATGTGAATATCGAGGGACCTACGATTGGAAATGGAGCTATAACGATTTCTATTTTAAAAGGACGCGATATGTATTGGAATTGGACAGGGACCAAGGAAAAGAAACGGTTTGCGGATATTGATACTCAGGGAAATATGGTATGGTATATAACGGAGGATGACGATCATCCAAATGAAAATATTCTTATCTGTGAGGATCTTCATGGAAGGATGATATGGAAAAAGAAGAATGTATCGGATCAAGTAGCAGTGATAGATAATATATGCTATTATATCAAGGTTCTGAATTATTATACCAGTACGGAATTATCATGTTGTGATGCGAATTCGGGAAATGGAGAAAAATTGGTATATCGAGAGAAAAACGAAGAGAGATATTTGAATTTGTATCGAGCGGCCAATCGAACACTGTATTTGGCATCTGTCGATCCAGAACAAAATCAGCTATTTTGCATATCAGGAACAAAAGCAGAACCAGTATTTCCTCATTCTACATTTCAGTTTCCATTAGGTAAAAACATAGATGGTCATCATTGTATCTTGACGAAACAGCGTATCCAGGATCCTTGGATTGCACATGGAGTACCCATTAAGGATTGGATCTTGCCTTCCGAGCAGATTCAATGGGCTAGTTTATTATCGAGCTTGATCCTTACCATTAATGAGGGTAAACAAACCATTTGGTTCTGCTCGTCCCACAGAAGACCTCGATCGATCATGAGCATTCCTGTAGGAACATTAATCCCAATGGTTTGGCCACAGTGGGAGAATTCGGTTATTCAGTCTTTTCTCGTTAAGAACCCATTCGAGATTCCCTATCTTATTACGATTGTTGATAATCAAGTTCGAAGACAGAATAATGGAATTCCGATCCCGCACCCCGTTTCTTTTCGACCATTGGAGATTCATCGGTTTCATACGAAGTCGAAAGATGGTACTATAGTTCCGTATGTTACCATTAAAGAACGTGGGTGCAAGCCAAAAGGGCAATTCATATATGTTTATGGATCGTATGGATCGACCACGCCAATTGACTGGCCATATCAGAATTGGTATCCGTTATTGAAACGTAAATGGATGATTGTCTTTGCACTTGTTCGAGGAGGAGGAGACATAGATGATGCATGGGCAGAGGCAGCACGCCGAGAACACCGTCATGTGTCGGTCGATGATTTTGAGGCGGTAATTCGTGCATCTCAGAAGAAACATCATTTGACGCCTGCACAAACTGTTATTTACGGTAGATCGGCAGGCGGAGTTCCCGTTGGAGCCATCGTATCTCGCTTTCCGGATGGACAGTTGGTGGGAGCTGCCTTTACAGAAGTTCCTTACGTGGATGTGCTGCGCACCACGTCTAATCCTGATTTACCACTGACGAAAGGTGAATACAAGGAGTTTGGTAATCCGAAAGATCATGTACTTGAATTTAAAGAACTGTTATCTGTATCTCCGATCAACACTCTTCCCCCGGATGGTGCACCCGGCGTATTTGTTATGAGCCATGTTGGGTTATTGGATCGTCAAGTGTATGCGTACGAATCGTTCAAGTGGATTCAGAAGTTGAGAGGAAGAGAGTCTCCGAATGATCCTGATTTGCATCCGAAAGGAAAGTATGTGACATTTGAACGAAAGGAGGCACATCAATACAAACCGGATCACATGCCCCGATTTCGGGCGATTGATTTTTCGATTTTGGATGCTTGGGTGGAAGGAGAACTCCGATTTGCGTAAAAAATAATCGCATCTAGAAGTATAAAAGATGTCAAGCAATAACGTATCCGCTCCAGTAGCCTCAGCCCCAGCCGCCCCAGCCGTCGGTGGTAGCCGCAAGTCTCGTCGCCAGTCGCAGGGTGGAAGCCGCAAGGCCCGTCAGTCTCGTCGCCAGTCGCAGGGTGGAAGCCGCAAGGCCCGCCAGTCTCGTCGCCAGTCGCAGGGTGGAAGCCGCAAGGCCCGCCGCCACAGCAAGAAGAGCCAGGGTGGCAAGCGTAAGTCGCACGGCAAGCGTAAGTCGCACGGCAAGCGCAAGTCGCACGGCAAGAAGTCGCGTCGCCACTCGCGCCGCCAGCAGTAAATTAGAGTCGAATTAAACACGACTCCTTTCGTTTTCCACGTTGACTTCCGCCCGGTAGCCAGCGTTGTATGTATTGTTCTCTATGTAGTTCATGTCCTCCATAGAGACGAATACCCTCCCTGTGTTTTGCCGTTCCATAACCATTGGATGAGCATAAATGATACCGTTCCTCGCATTCTGGATGAGCCTCGCAATAGGCGTGAATCCATTCATCGTGGGCGACTTTGGCCAGAATCGATGCACCCGCAATCGCCATGTATTGATTGTCTCCTTCTACAATCAACTCTTGTTGTCCATCCCATTTATCTAAAGATAATACCCCATCGATCAGCAGACGGCAGGATGATTTGTCAGGAAAAGGAACGGTCTGGAAGGCACGACGAAACGCTTCACGGTTGGCCCAAGTTATGCCTTCGCGATTGATTTCTTCTGCTCCCACCACTCCAATTCCATGCAGAGGAAGTAGTTCTTTGATTTGTTTCGATAGAAGTGCTCGTTTTTTAGGGGAAATCTTTTTGGAATCGCGTAATTGTCCTAGTGTAGCTCTTAGTGTATCCGTCCATTCGGCTTCAGGGGGGATCATGAGGGCACCGGCTACAATGGGTCCCCAGAAGGAACCGCGTCCGGCCTCATCGATACCAACTTCAGGGATACCATCTTCTACGAAACGATTGGAAAGTGGCATGGCTGACTATTTTATCTTTTCTGATCCTGTATCAATTTTTAGCATACAATAGAGAGAAATGATTCTGAAGCTATCGATTGTTGGTCTTCTGATCGTATTGGTGGCTGTATTGACATTGTCATATTATAATAATCATGAGGGCTTTAATTCACCGGTTCCTCCTGCACCACGTAATCAAGCGGCTGCTCCTCCTGCTGCTCCTCCTGCTGCTCCTCCTGCGGTAGCCGCTCCAGTGGTCGGACCTAGAGGTCCACCCGGTCCTCAAGGACCTGTTGGTCCAAAGGGACCCGCGGGCCCACCGGGTCCAATGGGTCCACCTGGTCCAGCAGCTGGTTCGGATCTATCAAAGGGATCATCCTTGGTTCCAGCATCAGGTGCAGGTCCTGCTCCGTTCTCTTCCCTTTCCACTCCAGCTCTTGGAGCAAATCTTGGAGCGAATGCAGCGGCACCACGAAGAACCGATGTTCAGCCTCAGAATACATTGAGTGAGACGGCTCAAACCGCCATGGAATCACAGGGCAAGTCCGATTTTTTGAAATCGATTCAGAAAATCATTCGTAATGAGCTTCTTGCCAGTCGTTCCACGGATTCAGATATGATGGGATCGTCGGACGCATCATGTAATAGTTCTGATGCAACACAACAGGGACAAGATTATATGTCTGCAAAATCAGATATGTCAAAGTACATTAAAAAGGACAGCATTCCATGCTATGGATGCTCGTTGGATTATTAAACTCCCGGATCCATTTTTATAGAAAAAGCAAATAGAGAGAAAATGATTCTCAAGATTTCTCTATTCGGAATGATATTGATACTCGTGGTAGTAATGATTTTATTGAAACCATCCTCTATTGATGGATTTAATACAGCAACCACTTCAGTAAAAAAGTGTGTATTTGATGCAACTAAATATGCGGATTTCTATCCGGATTTGAAAGCTGCTTTTGGAACCAACGCAGCAGCATTGAAGAATCATTGGCTCAATGCTGGAATCCCTGAAGGAAGAACTCCATGTGGAGTCGACAATCCAACCTGTAAATGGGATCCGGCGAAATATGTTAAGGCAAATCCAGAGGCACAGCAACCATTTATTGATCCGATTACACATTATAAGACGATAGGAATTGATCAAGGTCTTGCTCTTTGCATCCCCCCTTCAAATACACCACCCACTACTATCTGTCGTTCGGTATCGACTCCTTTTCAACCAGAAGGTGGTGGTAATTCTGTCTACCTTGACCGTCATAATATCGTTTGCAATGATGATGAGATGATTTCTCAAATGCGTTATATCAGAAGTGGAAGAGATACCTTTCGATATGACTACAAATGCTGTAAGATTGATCCATCGAAAATGGTAGGACCAAAGGGTGATCAAGGAATCCAGGGAATCCAGGGACCAAAAGGTGTTGACGGAAAGAATGGACTACAGGGATCAAGAGGTGATCAAGGCATTCAAGGGGCAAGAGGAGAGCAGGGTCCAAAGGGAGATCAGGGTCCAAAGGGAGATCAGGGTCCAAAGGGAGTTCAAGGACTTCAAGGTTTAAAAGGTGATATTGGTCCAAAGGGAGATCAGGGTCCAAAGGGAGATCAGGGTCCAAAGGGAGATCAGGGTCTGAAGGGGGAGCAGGTTCTACAAGAAATCCTAGGAAAGAATGCTATTATGCCTGAAGTATCAGTCAGTGATACAAGTTATAATGCGATGGCATTGCAACAACAATCAAGTATCTTGCGTGATATTCAAAACGTCTTCCGCAATGAATTGTTGGCGAGTCGCATGACCGAGAATCTAGTATCATAATTTCCTTCACAATAAAAAGATAAGATAAGAAAGTAGGATGTTTGCGTTCTTATCATTACTTTTTGTGTTAATTGCCGTCTTCTTTTTGACATCCGCAAGCAATATCGCAAAGGAAGATTTTGCAAATCCGCCGTCTCATACGGTATCGATTCCATCTGTTCCCTCTCCCACTTCTCTCCTTCCGGATCCAAAGAAGGACAAGACAGATGAGGTCCAACCCTATACACTTCCAGGAGAAATACCCGTTGCTCCTTATGAACAAATCGCTACCATGAGCCCCCTCCCTTATCAGGACACCACAACGATCAAGGCGAATCGTCAGCAAATTGTATCACTTTTGGAGATGCTGAAGGGTTTCTTAGCGTTTGAAGCACAGCACATTTCGGAGAAATCTGATCCATCCATTCAGTTGCCATTGACAACTGCGAAAAGTGATTTTCACACCCTGCAGTCTGCGGTCGAAGTACTGAATCGCAACCCAGGTATTCAGCCAACCATAACGTTGTCGAATTTGAATGAAATGACTTCCAATTTGGCCTATTTACAGGAACAGGTACGTCTTACTGGTAATGCGGGTTCACTACAAGGACCAGTAAATCAATTTACGGAGCCAGCAAAAATAGAAGGATTTCAGGGAGGTCAAAACGCAACCATGCAGGATCTGATCCAGTTTATCTCTCGGATTCAAGGGGAGATTCTTCGTTTATCCAAGAGCGGAACCACTGATCCAAACGTAACTGCTCGTGTCGCCGCACTAACCCAGATGAAGACGGACATTCAAACCATCGTCGATCAAGTTAAACAAGGAACATTGATGGAAGTAGAAATTCCTATTCATAAGAATGATTTGGATAAGGCGTTTCCAATCCTCGGAAAACCAAGTGAGCCCTTGCCGCAGTTGATCAAGACCCTTCGTCTTCCTGCAGGCCTGGCGAATGCTCTTCCCTCGAATATACAAAAGGATCCGGCGACCACACGTCAGATCAGTTCGTTGCTCGATAAGTATGCGGATCAGATTGTGAATGGTCTATCCGCCACGTTTCAGGTTTCGTATTCCCCTCATGCATCTGAGGCGACACTAGCGAAATCATCCACGGTAGACAAGACAGGATTTCCCTCTCTAAGCGATTTGAATAACGTCAGTCAGGGTAAATTAAACCCCACGGACATGTCTCGCCCAATAACCGATCGTCTTGCTCCGACACCGATGGATGCAGGACGTGGACCGTCGCATTTTGATTGGAAGCAGCGTTCAAAAGAGATCGAGGCACAGATCAAGAAGCGCGGATTGAAGCAATCCGATTTCGGCATTTTACCACAAGGAACCAAGGTATCAAATGATTTTTCGTGGAAGGGATATGTGCGAATGATCTGTACTCGTCTACAGGCGACAATGGATCCTGCTCTTCCTGAGACATGCGGATGTCCTCCGATGGATTGGAAGGGGTGGAGAATTGCCAAATAAATCATTCCGAACAATAGAATGATGTATATTGTAGAATCTGATTTCATTATTCGTGCGGTTGATAAACCCATTCACCAGCGAAACATTCTAGGGCAGTTTGTTTCTGCAGACATTGCGTATCAGTTCATTGAAAAGTACTTGGCGGATACCAAGGAGCTTCATACTTATTTTGCCAGACAGATGCTCTGTACAAAGGAGGATTATGCGGAATACATTTCGAATGAGCGTATTGTTGCGATCAATATTGTATTGGGTCAATTTGAGGATATGATTTATGTCCGAAAGGTTGATCAATAATCATGGATTTTATTAGCTGATAAAAAGTAGTAGAATGAACACCATTCATTTGATCGTAATTTTTATTATGGGTCTCCTCGTTGGACATTTTCTATCGAAATTCTTTCCACATGAGGGATTTCAGAGCGGGGGATCGATGTGCGATACATGTGGACAAGCAGACCCATGTGGTTGCGAGAAACCCCGTCCCCGTCCTATTCGTCCGGCGTGCCCTGAGTGCAAACAGCCCAATATGAGCAATTATGTTCTTAAGTCGTCGATTCCTCCTTGCCCTGCGGTACCTGATATGAGCAATTACATTCTGAAAAGCGAGTGCCCACCGGTTCCTGATCTCAGCAATTATGTTCTCAAGTCGTCGATTCCGAAGCAGAATCCAGTGATTCTGGACTGTTCCAAGTGCCAGAAGCCCTCTGGTGAATGCCCACCATGCCCTCGCCCACGTTGCCCCGAGGTGAAGTGCCCGCCGGCCACGAAATGCCCCAGCTGTGCACCATGCCCACGTCAGTCGTGCCCTCCGGCCGTGGTGAAATGTAAGGCAGAGGATGTTGTTCCTGATTCCAGCTCGGTTGTGCGCCCCTATTTGGCGCCTCTGAGCTACCGTGGATTTGGTATGGAGTAAATCATATGTATGATATTGTTATCTTGTACATTCCATAAATGGACAAGATAAATTGTGAAAAAAGGATAGGAAGATGGATACACGGTTTTGGGGTCCATCGGGCTGGAAATTATTACATTTGATTTCATTTGATTATGAATATCGTGCAGATTCTGCATTTTCGTATTCCAATTTCTTTGAAACGATTCCATACATTTTACCGTGTAAATTCTGTCGTGCGTCTTTGACGGATTATTATCGAATGCACCCTTTTTCCCTGGCAAATAGCGGGCTGGATCCACGCCTGGATATTAGAAAATGGATGTATACCATTCATGGTCTCGTAAATGCCAAGTTGAGAAAACAGGGGCTTCATCCTCAACCTACTCCTCCTTTTTCCCAAGTAAAGGCGTACTATACCGATCTACAGAAACAATCGTGGCAAGAACAATTGGCACTATTCTGGGATTTCCTGTTTGCGGTGGGATATCATCATCCTAAGGAATCGTCTGCTCATTCAGCACCGATGCCCGATTGTCCGAAGGAGGCAAAGACGTGCAAAGATCCTTGTGAACGTAATAAATGGAATGTTCTTCCTTGGAGGAAAAGAATGTATTGGTTCAAACGATTCTGGATCTTTCTTCCGGCCGTTTTACCTCATGAAATTGCAAAACATTGGGAAGAGGTCGAGAAAAAGAATCCGCCGACACTAACGTGTCGAAAATCGACAATGGCGTGGCTCTGGAGAATGCGATGCGGTCTGGATGCATCCTTTACGGATCCTTATACCAGTATTTGTAAGAAGATTGCTGGATATTCAAGTGATTGCGGGAAGAAATCGAGTGGGATAACGTGTCGTAAAATCCGAAATCGACACCCTCGTAATCATACGGTTAAAAAAACAAAGAAAGACAGTAGGGTATGAACGAAACATATAAAAACGTATTCATTTATGCAACCATTATCATGCTTGCAGCACTGATTACGGTGTGTACGTTTGATACATGGCAAACCGTGTTATTGGTTATGCTTTTGATCATTGCGGTGAATTATGTGGGAATCATGACAGTGGATAAACTGACAACGATCAATGTTTTTCCGATTCGAGAAGGATTTGAGGGATCGGAAATAACGGAAGCACAAAGTTCCAAGTATGAATGGCTGACAAATAATGATTTGTTTGATGATTTTTATGCGTCGGTGTTTACGAAGTTAACTCAGAATGAGAATCTGATTCAAGCGGAAACGGCGATCTGTTTGGAGGAATTTTCGAGGAATAAACCGAAAGAGAGCTTGAATATTCTGGATGCAGGATGTGGTATTGGAATTGCGACGTGTTCATTTGCGAAGCAGGGTGCGGGACATTCAGTAGGAATTGACAGGAGCCAGGCGATGATCCGATATGCTAAAGGAACAACTCTTGCAGGAACCACACTAACACCTGAACAGCATGATAGTGTTGAGTTTCGCATGTTTGATTTGATGGGACCAGGTGCGGCAGCTGCGGCAGAGTTTACCGATGCATGCTTGTTGTATTTTACGATCTACTATTTTCGTGAAATGGACACCCTGTTTCGCAATTTGGCACTGTGGGTGAAACCAGGTGGCTCCTTGGCGATTGAGGTGGTGAACAAGCACAAGTTTAGTCCAATTTTGGATTCAAGTAATCCGTGGGTAGGAGTAAGCCCACAAAATTATGTCAAAGAACGCCTGAAAACATCGAAAGTGATCTTTGACAAGTTTGATTATGAAGCGACGTTTGAACTCGAAGATCCAAAGGCCGAATTTCGTGAAACGTTTCGATTTAAGGATGGATCGACGAGACGACAGAAACATACGTTATACATGCCGAGCATCAAGGAGATCATTACAAAGGCACAGAGCAATGGGTGGTCATACACGTCATATGTGGATTTAATACCGTTGTCGTTTGAGTATGGGTATTTGCTCTTTTTTACGAGGAACGCCGAGTAGACTGCTTTTTTGTTTTGTTGTTCTTCTTGGATTTCTTGGCGGTATAACCACCATCTTGGGATTTGGGTTTAATACTAGATAGTTTATTCAATGCACTTCTTCGATCGGTATTATTTTTCTGATCTTGTTTTTCAATGGCCTTGGTTATGTCTGAAATCTTATCCATGGGTTGCATTTGAACGAAATAATCCTTACCTTTGTAAGTAATACGAAGGTATCGTTTACCGTCTTTGGATTGAACGGACTTATTTACCTGTTCGGTTATATAAGTTTCATAAATGACATCGATCTTATTTCGAATTAATTTATCGGATTCAGATTGTCCAATTTGTTTTCCATCAATTGTCATTTGTCCCATCGAGCTTGTTTTCTCACCGGTTATCATTTTGAGGTCTTTGGGTAGTTGGTCCAACGGAACCTGGTAGGTTTTAAATTGATTGGTTCCTGGCGTAGGTACATCGATCTCTACCATTTTACTAATTTCTTCGTTCCTCTTTCGATTATCATTGGATGATTGAACAAATTTTCGCATACCTGGTGTTAATTTCTCCTTTCTTTCTCCTTCTGCAGCATTACGCATATAGGTATCAAGATTTCCAATATTATTTTCTCTAGGAACAGATTCTGCTGAGCTGGATGCAACCACCGAAGGATCTGAAGTGCCGTTCGATCCAATACTTGATCCGTTGTTTGATACAGTGTTTGATCTACTGTTCGATCCAGTACTCGATTCACCACTCGATCCACTATTCGATACAGAAGGTATGCTCGATGCATTGCTTTCTTGGTCATTGGATTGTAGAAGATTTGAATCAAGGGAAGATACAGTACTGGTACTATTACTGCGCGGAAGAGGTGGTAGTCTAATAGGCTTCCGCTCTGATGTTGATGGTAGAACACCTGTATTAGGATTTATAGCTGTCTGAGACATCCCTTTCTCCTTTTACCCCAGATAATTCTTTGGCTATCATAGTGATGTCGGAACTCTTTGATGTGTTTCAGCCTCATCTAAAACGTGGATCGGCACATCTCCCCTTTGATCCAAAAAAAGCATACGCATACGTGGAACATCCACAGGAAGGATGGAGGGTCTATCTACGGGCCTGTACGTTTCTCCATCGTGCATCGGAACCGTTCTCAAAACAACACTTTTTGGTGGTAAAAAAATGGAAGGCTCACCGTACTTCATCTGTATGGGAACCACCGAAAGGTCAAATGGAAGGAAAAGATATGGATCCGAGTACACCGATCATTCATTTGTTAAAAGAGAATGCCATGCGAGAAACGGAGGAGGAAGCCCACATCAACCGAATTCAGAATCTCCATCATACAGGGCTCGTGTTTCAATCACAAGAACATGATTATCCACCCAATCATTATTTCCAGTATCATGTCTTTCAAGGGTTCGTATCGGATGAAGAACTTGAAAAAGCGGATAAGACGTTTGCGTGGATGAAAGCCCATCCGAAAGCGGTTCAACGATGGAAGAGGGATCGCAAAGAAAAAGACGAGATCGCCTGGTTTTCTCCGAGCCAGACCCGTCTGAATCCACGATGGTGCCCGGACATTGTTGCATTATATATTCGTCATCTGGGACATTAGATTTTCTCAAGCTTAGAACCACGTGGTTCGCTATCCATGATCTTCTCAATTTCCTTAGAGGCTTCTTTGCGATAATCGAACGTACAACTGTGCTCTTGAGGTTGCAAATGCGAAATACAAAATCGTTTTTCACATTTGCAAATGTATTCCATCAAACCGAGCTTCTTATTACAACATGCACAACGATTACTCTTTTTGCCTTGCTTGTAAGACTGTGTATTATTTTCAGTTGGAGGCATGTTTCGTTTTATAAACACAGCAACGGCACATCAAATTTTTAAAGCCAGTCCACATGATACTCCATGTACTTGCATTGCCATTAAGGCGATAGTCAGCATGTTCTTGCTCCAATTCTCTGCGATATCGTTGATAGGGGCGCGGATTCTCTTCATCCCAAGGATTTAATGAATCGTGTCGATACTCCATTTGAAAGAGAATCGTGTCTCTTGTTTATGTTCGAAATCCGCCTGTTCCACTAGGATCATATCGGCTCAGTACATTTTGACAATATGCAGTTTGGAGTGGATAACGCATAATGACATCGGTACTAAATTTGGTATCTTCTCGTCCTTGGAACTCTTCTGATTCTTCAAATCGGATATGAGATAACACCGCACGTCGAACAGAAACGTGTCCATTAGCAATAGGAGTTTCTACCACAGGATAGCGAAGGATAGTGGACCCCCATTCACATCGATGCAACTGATTCAAATACAAATACACGTTTTGATAAAGGGTAAACTCAAGAGAGGCTCCAAGTTCAATATTATGAAGTACAATCTGAGTATTTTGTTTTTCAAAACAATCGTAAATAATGGAAAGACGCTGAGGATGCATGATATCGTCGGCATCAAAAAAAGAAACGATATCAGTATTCAGAAATTCTGCCGCCGTATTTCGATTTTGAGCAGCGTTTCTCTTTACACAATGCACTATGAACGTAAATGGAAAAGAATACATCGATCGTCGATATGTTATATCCTCAAGGGTCGAGGAGGAACAGCTGATCACAACTTGATCTGGCTTTCTAGTCTGTCGTTCAATCGAATCAAATAGTCGTTTTAAATGAGGGAGATGCCCTTTGTAGCAACAAATGGCAACACCGATGGTCAGTACCATTCTTTCTAATACATCGAGAATTCAACGTAGCATAAACTCGCAATCGTATGATTCTATAAATGGTCTTTTGGAAGTTGTATCCATTGGCGACCTGGATCTCTTCGTTTTGGAATTGGGATCGTTTTCAGAGTTATCTCTTTAATAAATCAGCGATTCCATCTCCAACGGGTCAACCAGGACACTGGCTCCAACCGGATGAAGATCGAGCACCGATTCTCACCCATCTTCGGACGTATTTTGGATCTCCACCGCATACACCTGTATTGGATATTCCTGAAGAATATCTGATGGGTCCAAAGGACCATTTTTTCGTAGTGCATGATTCAAATGGGATTGCAGGAACGGTTCGTTATCATTATCTGGGTGAGTTTGTATCCGCCCATAACGAAGTAATCTATGTGGTGGACTGTTTCTGCATTCATCCGAAGTGGAGAGGAAAGGGTCTGGCAGATTATCTTTTAACCGAACTGCATCGGTATGCAAATCGAAAAGGAATTCCCTATGCAATGTTTTTGAAAGAAGGAGTAAAGCTGGCAAATGCACCGACGCCATTTTATACAGGATTCTATGCCTATCGAGAATTGGCACCATCGGATCCATCCCCGTATGTTTCCGATCTTACGATGGGGCAGGCCTATCGACTCATGGAAGTCTATCGAATGATTCATTCCAATCGGTTCTTGATTTTGAATAAAGAGGGGACCAACCAGTATTGGAAGATGTTTCGAAAGGGAGTTCATAGGGTATTGGTATGTGTGCAGGATGCGTTTCAGAGAAAAGATGGAAAACGGATGGCGTGGATTACTGCATGGTTGGAATCCGCAGCAATGACAAAATCGATAAGACAAGAAGCGGCAATTGCCTTTGCGGATTCCTTGTATCCTAGATTCGATTATGTATGGATCAATCGACAATGGGGAGGGGAAAATTGGATAGCGGATGGAGGGTTTCATTGGTATACGTATCAATGGAACTCTTCGATAGCCATGACGATGTCATATTCGTTGCCGATTTAACGGCTTCTTTTCATGGTATGTCTCCTTCCACCTTCTGCAATGGGATTAAGACGAGGAGATCTTCTTCTATTCGGATATTGTGCATTATATCGTTGTTGTTGTACTCTTAGTTGGTTTGACCGTTGTTGTTGTGGAGATGGTCGTAGCATAGGTACTCTTGGTGGTTGTTGTGCTTGCACTTGCGGTTGCTGTACCTGTGTCTGAGCTTGCACTTGCGGTTGCTGTGCTTGTGTCTGAGCTTGCACTTGCGTCTGAGCTTGCACTTGCGTCTGAGCTTGCACCTGTGCTTGCGCTTTTGCAGCATCTGCTGCCCTTTTTGCGGTAATAATATCTTGTATACCATGAAGATAAGTAGTTTCACAATCAGTATAATACTTCATTAATAGTTCACGTGTATCATAATTGATATTGTTT